AACCCATAGCTTTTGAAAAACCTTACGGTTCTTGTATTCGATAGGAGCAAGCACTGACCACCGGAAAGAAATTAAGTTCTCACCTGTAGGTGTTGTATCCCACTTGGCTTCATCGATAATTGCCGTGCAAGTCGTATCATTAGGAATGGGTTCAATATTACCCCCGCCTATTTCAAACTGACTGCCAGTTTTAGCAATATCATCGCCGTCCGATAGATCCCAGAAATTAGCCATTTTACTTCTCCTTCTTAACCGTTACCCGACGCAATGATGGAATATGATCAACCAGCGGATTAGTTCCCAATACAACCGACAATGGTTCAGAAATACCAAAACGGTTCTTTGAAACATTGGCCGCAGTCGCATGACAAACTAGTACACGAGTTCCATCACTAATGGCTTTTTTCTTATCCCCATCGCCAGTGGTAAAGGTTTCTAACTTCAGATAACCAACCAAATCAACGTCATCGACATATGCTGGCTCTGATTTAGCATGAAGACGCAATCCCCACTTTGAGAATGATTCATCGTCTGGTGGGTTTTCAGTACCAATCTCGCTGTGGGCAATAAAGACTGTATGCATACCACGCTTGTCAGCCAGAAGACCTGCCGCCTTACGAAGACGAGAATGCATCGCTGCAACCGCCTCACGGCCTGCTCCATAACCACCAAGTGCTTGTTGAATACCCTTAGGCTTCTTAACGTCTGTATCTACAATGTATTGCGCGAACATGCGCTCCAATGCCGTCACACTATCCACAATCAACGTTTCATATTCATGTGGTTCATTGATCAATGCCTTTAACTGATCCCATAACTCATCCGGGTTAGTTAAAAGCGGAAACGCATCTGGGCGAAGATTTGTTGGAATAGCCTGTAAGCCATCTTCTGCGCGAATCACAATTGGTTTTGGAAATGTAACCGCTAAGGTTGTTTTACCCATGCCTGCGTTGCCAAAGATCGTTGCAATTACAGGGCGGTCGGCTGGTTTAGATATCGTATTCAATATGCTCATTGAGCACTCCTTTCTGCTTCGACGCTTGACAAATGGAACAAACTGGTTTGAATGTCAACAACGAAATGTGCCAATGGAATAATTTAATGGAAACAACTGACATCCCAATGGAGCGCATACGCCGTGCTCTCGCAGACAGAAACCCCGCAAAAGTGGCAGAGGCAATTGGTCTTCATGAGAACACGATTAGGGCCATAATGACTGGGAAAAACAACAACCCAACGCTTTCAACCTTGACCAAAATAGTAGAATATCTCTTTCACAAGAAAGACTAATAATGTCCAATCATAGAGAATTTTGGGAAGCGGGATACCGTGTTTTTGGTCTGCATCCTATTCGTAAAGACGGATCCTGCGGTTGCGGGACAAAAGACTGTAAGGCTATCGGAAAACATCCGCTTGCGTCCAACTGGCAGCATACTCCTCATTGGTCAGAAGATCAGATTGAAGTCATGGAGGAAACCGATCAGTTTATTACTGGTTATGGCGTCCTTGTTCGCGGTCTGCTTGTTATCGATGTCGATGCCCGTAATGGCGGTGTTGAATCTTACGAAGCCTTAATAGCTGATGTACCATCTATTGCCGGTGCAGGCATGATTGTCGAAACAGGATCGGGCGGCGGTTCACGCCATCTCTATTTCAAGTGCGACGAAGGATTGGCCCTAGCCCAGCACCATCCAGATTACCCCGGCATCGATTTTAAATCGTCAGGCTACGTGGTTGGCCCCGGTTCACTTCATGCTTCTGGCCGCAATTATACCGTCCTGACAGGAACTCCCTCCGACATTGATGATGCCCCACCTGAACTTATCAAGGGACTCGCCAAAACCGATCGCGTCCGCGCTGACATAGGAACCGGAACTGTTGACGTATCACATGGTGACCTTGCAGACATGCTTGCCCATATCGACGCAGATATTGACCACGAGACTTGGATCCGATGCGGCATGGCTATTCACCATGCAACCCTTGGGACAGGTTTTGATCTATGGGATAAGTGGTCATCTAAAGGTAGCAAATATCCGGGGCATGATGTTCTTGAACGCCGCTGGCATTCGCTCGGTAAAGCCGTAAACCCAGTCACGCTTGGCACTCTTGTTCATTACGCGGAGCAGGGCGGATGGGTGCAACCCGTGACATTTGAGCCAAACGAAGCCCCAGTTATCACGGCAGAAGAAGAAGCTCCTGTTACCGGAAACACGATTGATACTTCGGGTGTAGATCTTAAACGCCCTCCCGGCTTCGTCGGCACTATTACCGATTGGATTAACGATCAGTCTCGTTACCCCCGCGAAACCATTGCAGTCGCTGCAGCTCTCACCTCGATCGGGAACATCATTGGTTTGCGCTACGCTGATGAACTTGGAGATGTAACGTCAAACATCTTTGCCTTCTGCGTGTCTGCATCTGGAACCGGTAAAGAAGCCATCCAACAAGCATCCCTTGAAATTCATAAGTCTGCAGGGATCGAGCAAGCCGTATACTCATCTATCAAGTCGGAGCAGGAAGTCGTTCGCAATCTCACGCGCAACCAAGCATCCTTCTATATCCTCGATGAGGTCGGTATCTTTCTTGAGAAAGTTAAGAATGCTCAAAAGCGCGGTGGTGCAGCATATCTTGAAGGCGTGATTGGTATTCTCATGTCCACGTACTCCAAGGCAAATGGTTGGATGCCACTGTCTGGTGACGTTCGTGAAGATGTTCGTAAAGGTATTCTCCAAGAAATTTCCCAACTAAACCGCAAAATAGATGATGGCGACAAAAGCCCAAATTTAAAGCGCGACGTTGATCACTTGGAAAAATCTTTAGGCACTCTCAAAAGCGGACTAGAAAAACCGTATGTTTCCCTATTAGGCTTTACCACGCCAATCACTTTTGATGGTCTTGTTACACAGGAAACAGCAGCCAATGGTTTTTTTGGGCGCGCTTTGATCTTTAATGAACGCAACGATGTTCCACATGAAAAAAAGAAGTTCCGCAAACGTCCAATGCCAATGGAACTTGATCTTGCCTTAAAGCAACTTTATATGAATGGGAACTTTAACCAAACTGACCATCGGATTGAGAACAGAGGACCACGAACTGAAGTAGCCACCACCCCCGAAGCAGAAGCCATGCTGGAATCCGCTATGGACATCATGCACGGACTTGCCGAAGACCATACCGAACAGTCTGGAATGTCATCTCTGTTTCTCCGCGCCAAGGAACTTATTGCCAAAATATCGTTTATCCTTGCCGTTCCGTCTGGTCTTCGTACCGTTGAACATGTCCGCTGGGCATACGCCCTAATCCGTCGTGACGCCGAAGAAAAAACCCGTCTCGTTATCGGTAACGATCGACAGAAAGATGCACCCAAAACCGCCCTCGTTAGCAAATTAGAAAATTTATTGGCCAGAGAAGAAGGAGAAACGCTTGGGGTACTTGTCAACAAATTAAAATCGTTTAAAAGGGAAGACATAGAGCGTTGTCTAAAAGAGATGTTGAACAATAAACAAATCACCCTTGAAGAAACCATCCATCCCCGTCGTAAAATCAAAGTGAAAAGGTTTAAATTAAAATGACTGAAGTGCTCGATCTAAAAAACCACATGGATAAGAAACAACAAAAGCAACAAATTGCCGCATATGACGCCATGGCAAAATCTGTAGACGGAATGCCAATTGGAATGATCCTTAATGTGATGATTGCTTTTATTGCTCAATTGATCAAAGACATGCCCTCTGATGAGCGTATGCGATTGGCTAGTGCATTTTATCAAGTTATCGTCACGCCAGTGAAAAAAAAGGAAATCATCCAATGAGTGCGACATATATTGTAGAACAAGATTCAGATCTTATCGTATGCGCCATGGGTATTGGTGGCACGACAGTGCATGTAAAAGGGCTTCCCGCAGGCAAAGGTTGTATTGGTCGTCGTTGTTCCGCATGGCGTTGGGAAACCATCGTTGATGAGTGGGATGATAAGAAAAACGAGTGGAATACACACCATAGTGATGAACGTGGTTATTGCGGTTTTATAGGAGAGTGAAATGGGTCAGTTAAAAGATTGGTATGATAATTGGTTGAAAGATTTAGAAGAAATAAAAAAAACTGATTGGCAACCAATAGAAACAGCGCCGAAAGATACATTGGTTATCTTGTATTTAAGAGATGGAGACATTGTAATTAATGAAGGTTGGCACACTTATGACGAACCTCCATATGGAGAACCATCAAAAGAATTGTATTGGATGGATTTAGAAACAGGAAAAACTCTTCATCCCACCCATTGGATGAAATTGCCGGAGCCGCCAAAATGATTAACAAAGATAAACAGTACCGCACCCGCAACGGTCGTGAGGTTCGGATTTATGCAACGGATGGGAATAGTATTTGGGCAGTTCATGGAGCCATTCTTGTGGAAGATGGTTGGTGGGCAATGTGTTGGGCAAAAGATGGGAAATTTATATGCGGTGGAGTTTATGATGGTTCACCTTCATCTGCGTCTGACCTTGTTGAAGTCAAACAACGCATCAAAAAGACAATTTGGGTTAATATTGATAAACAGACAGATGATTTTTTTGACACAAAAGAAGATGCTGATGAATATGCTTCTCAACACCGCATCGCTTGCGTGAAGGTTGAAACAGACTGCGAAGAAGGAGAGGGGCTATGACTGACAACCCACACTATGTGACGCCTGAAGAGGCTCAGGAAAAAATATGCCCGATGCCAATCCACGATTTTAATTGTGCTGGCCCAAAGTGCATGGCTTGGCGGTGGGAAAACGAAGAAAAAGAATGGATTAACACTGGCGTTGGTGAAGGCCATTGGAAGCCCGCTCAAAGAACCCACGGCTATTGCGGGATGGTGCGGACATGATCAGCAAAGACAAACGCTACCGCACCCGTGATGGGCGTGAAGTGCGGATTTATGCGACGGATGGGAAATATCCATTCACTATTCAAGGCGCTGTTAAAACAGAAGAAGGAGAATGGGAACAACAAAGTTGGACCAATAAGGGCTTTTTTATGTTGGTAGATGGGTGCCATAACGATCTCGTCGAAGTCAAACCACGCATCAAGCGGACGTTTTGGTTTAATATTGTCCCTGAGACGCAAGGAGCAACCATTGGATGTTTATCAAAAGAACATGCCGATAGGTTGCAAGCGCCTAACCGTATTGCTTGCGTGAAAGTTGAAATAGACTGCGAAGAAGGTGAAGGGCTATGACTGAATGGCAACCAATAGAAACAGCGCCAAAAGATGGAACACGCATCCTTGCTTATGGTTTTTGTGGTTATGAAGACGTGGCAGGAATTGCAACGGTTAAATGGCATCGTGGATCATGGGTATGCGATCCCAATGAAGCGACTGAATATGATTATGAAGAGTGTGAATTAACCCATTGGATGAATTTGCCGGAGCCGCCAAAATGATCCACTTCCTTGGCGGTATGCAGTCTATCACAACAATCTATTTGGTGTGGTCACGTTACAAGACCGCCAGTCTGCCTGATTGGGAATGGGTAAATGATTTGCCTGATGGAGTATCACAAGTGGCGCATTGGGTTATTAAGAGGATAGCAAAATGACCGAACACAAAGCCGTTGGCTTCTCTTATAGCATAATTGGCAATGTTAACGAAAACAAATGTGTTGAGCCAGAAAAGCGTTGGGTTGGCGGCGAATATGGTTGGGCAGTTCATAGGTTTCCTATAAAGGGCGGAATAACGAAACGGGAAATGACACGGCGTATGTTGATGGATTCAATGTATGAGGCCAGAAATACAATGTTGATAGATTTGTTTAGTAAAGCGGAACCAAAAAAATGAGACAGTGGATAGTCCGCCATGAGCGGGACGGCGACAACGTGATGGCGCTGTGGGAGAACGACAACGGCGACCGATGGTACGTGCAGGTTGTTATTAACGGGGAGGTGCAGTGGTGATGGAAGAATGGCTTAGAACAACAGGATATGGTGATTATTTGCCAATTTTGTTTTACATTATATTTGGCATTGGTCCGCTAATCGCGTTTGCAATAGGTTTATACAAACAAACAAAAGATTTAGAAGAATATCACAAATTGAAATTAGACGTTATGAAAATGGAAGCAAACAAAAAGATATGCGCCATGTATATTAAGCAAGGACAATACTATCAGAAAAAACTTGCCGCACTGAAGGAGGGTAAGTGATGGATATTGTAGAACGCTTAGGATCATTGCGCTTAAGCAATGAAGATTATGAAGTTGTTGTTGATGCAATAGATGAGATTGAGCGGTTACGCAGCAATATGTACCAAGCAATGCATCATGCTGCTGAAATTTGGGAAGAGAATGGGCAAGAATTAGACGACCAACTTGGCGTTGTTGCTTTAATATTAGCCAATGGATTAGGAATTATCTCTGATGCCGCACTGAAGGAGGGTGAGTGATGAA